GCCAGCAGCGCCCGCACCGGGCTTCCCGCGGCGAGCGTGGCAAAGGGGGTCAGCCCCGGCGACGGCGCGAGGATGACCGGCCCGCGGCCCCCGTCCGGGAACGCCCGCGGATAGAGGTTCACCAGCCGCTCGCCCGAGAACTCGCCGAAGTCCGCCGTGCCCGCGCTCTGGCGGGCGAAGGCGAGCAACATCAGATGGGCGCCGCCAGAAAGACGCTTTCGTCCATCTCGAACGCCCGCGCCTTTTCGAGCGACAGCGCCGCAAGAGCGTGCACCCGCTCAGCCTGCCGTCCCGTGACGCCGTAATCGTCGACCATCCGCGCCGCGAGACCGTGAACAATGGCGTCATACCATTCCGCCGGGGCGTCGAGCGGATCGTTCGGGTTTGTCACGTCCTCAATCTCGCGCTCGATCCGCAAGATCACCTGTTCGCCCGCCACGGTCGCCAGCACCGGCCAGAGGTAGAGCGTTCCCGCCGCCGCGAGCCGGTCATAGAACCACGTCGACGGCAGCCCAACCGCCGCCTTGTTCGGCATATCGTCGTATTCCTGTTGCGTGAGCTGCTGCATCGGCATGTCGAGCCCCCCGCGCCGGAACCATGCCCGCAGCACCCGCACCGGCCGGGCCGGCGCCGCCAGCGCGTAGGAGCCCGTCGCGCTCACCAGCGCCACTGTCTGCGTCGCCCGCGTCCACATGCCCGGCGCGGCCTGCCACGCCTTCAACATGCGGAACAACTCGCCGACCGCAGCCGTCATGTTCTCGGCCGCGAATTCCTCCCCGATGTCGAGAATGCCCGCCTTACGTGCCGCGGCCGTCACCACGTCCCGAACGTTCTGCGTCCCGGTGACGGCCATTACGCATCCTCCCAAGACTTTGAGACGTCATTCCAGACGCGGCGCGGGACGAACACGTCCGGCGGCTCGGGCCGCGTCCACGACGGCGCCTGACGATCTGGCCGCCCGCGCACGGCCTCTTGTGGGTGGCGCGTCTCGTAACACCGGTTCGTCCCCGGCCCGTCGCACACGCGAATGCCTGTCCACTCTTTCCGCAACTGAGAGGCGCGATACCGGAAGCCGCAACGGTCGCAGATTGCGAGCCAGTCGCCGGCAACGTAGGTATCGCGCCCGCTCATCAGTCGTCGCCGAGCAGAGTCACCGCGACGGAGATGGTCCCCGTCACGTCGATGTGGCTGTTGGCATCGATTGTCGCCGCCGTGCCCGACCAGTTGAGCACGATGGCGCCGGCCGTCGCCGTGCCGTTCACCGCCGCATTGGTCGCGTTCACGAGCGTCGCCGTTGCGGTCCCGCTCGTGAGCGTCACCGCCATCTCGCCACCGATATCGTCGTCCGTTGCGTCACCGAGCGCACCGTCCGCCGCAGCGGCCTTCGCGACCGTGCCAACGCCGATGTCGAACACCGCATCGCCCGCGGCGCCCGTCAGCGCGGCGCCCTCGGCGAACGCCGTGTAATCCTGCCGGCACCCGACATAGACCAACGCCTGCTGCGCCCAGTCCCACAGCTTCAGCGCGCCGAAGGAGCCCGTGCCGCCGGCGTCCGTCACCGGCACGCGAGCCGCCGACAGAGTGAAGTCGAGCCGCACATACGGGCCGGCGCGGTGCACCGTCACCGCCACGGTTCCGGACGTCGGCGATGCCAGGGCGCCGATATCCGCCAGCCTGTTCGCGGCGCGTTCGCTACCGTAAACAAGCCCCCCGGCGGAAACCCCGCCGGGGAAGTTGGTGCGGGTCATCAGCCGCCCTGCGAGCCGTAGATGCCACGGAAGTCGGACCAGCCGAACGAATAACGCTCGTAGCCCTTCGCCTTGGCGTTTTCGGTGTCGAAGTCGTTGTCGCGCGAGAACTGGAACGCGACACGCTCAAAGCCCATGAGGCTGTCCGGAGCGTCGGTGATGAGGTAGAACGCCTCCTCGTCGTCGAGGTAATTGTTCACCTTCACGCCGTCCGGGAGCATCCCCATGTAGGCCATCGCATTCACGTCGTTGTTCGCGGTGCCGGGCCGCAGCGTCGAGTTGACGATGCGGATCGCGTCGAACACGTTCGACGGGTGCACGATCAGCTTGCGGGCCGTGAGCCGGATGTTCAGGCCGCGGTTGTTCCGAGCCTGAGAAATCTGGATCAGCAGGTCCTCAAGCGCGGCTTCCGAGAGGTCCGCGTTGATCGCGATCCGGTTCGACTGCGTGCCGCCGGCCGCGACGGAATGGCCCGTCGAGATGAGCGCCGCGCCGTCGCCGCCGGCAAAGTTGGCGTCGAATGCGCGGTTCAGCACGTTGGCCGCCACGATCTCCTTCGTCTGCCGGAACGAGAACGCCAAAGCCGTCGAGCGCGAGCGAGCCAGAACGGCATACTGGTTGTCGTCCAGCTCTTCCTTCGTCACGATGTAGCCGAGCCCATAGGCCACGTGCGTATAGCGCGTGGTCGGGCCCTGCGAATGCGTGTCGTAGGAGACCGCGCCGCCCTGCGGCTTCTGCTGCGCGAGGCCGAACCCGGTAGCCTCGACGGTTTCCTCGTAATTCTTCTCGCTCGAACGCATCTCGCCGAAGATATCGGTGAGCTGCATTGGCAGTTCACGATACTTGAGGTGCGTCCACTTGTAGACGCCCGGCCAGAGCGCTTTGGGATGGGCGCCGGTCGTGATGACACTCATAGGTCAGCCCTCCCTATTAGAGCCCGGCAACGGCAGCGAGCCGTTCCGTGTGCAGGTTGATCGTGACTTCCCACGTCGCGAAGTCGGCGATTTCGTTCCCCTCCCTCCGGGCAAGGCCCTGAAGGGTGAACTGGAACGTCGCATCGGACGCCCAGGTCGCGCCGTTGATTTCGGCGCCGCTGCGGCCGGTCGCCGTCGAGCCCGCGTGCGTGTAGACGACGTTGGCGTTGAGGCCGACGAGATCGGCGGCAACCGTGCCGGCGCCGTCGTCCTGACACTGGAACACCAACTCGGGGTCATCCGCGACGTAAACCACGCGCAGCGTCGAAGCCGCCCGATAGGTCAGGCTGTCCGCCGTGTTCGGCTCCACCGCGACGACCACGCCGGTGATCTGGTTGGCCGCGCCGGCCGTCGCCCGCGCCACGGTCGGCAGAGTGCCGGGGAGATGCCCGTTGATGAACGTGGTGTTCGCCGAACCGGTCTTGACGACCGGATCGCCGATGAACAGCGCGGTGCTGTCGGAAGCGAGGACGCAGTAAGGCCGCGCCGCGCCCGACCAGGGCGCACCGCTGCGAAGCCGCACGGGCGTGAAGCCCCGCGGCCGGTCAACGTTTGCCATGATGGAGACCTTTGGTTAGGGCGGCGCGCGGCCTCAGCCGACGACGTTGCGCCCGGTTCCGGGAACGTAGAACTGCGGCCCCGTGGCCGCGCCGGGACCGCTGACGGCCCCGCCTCTGATCTGCTCGTCAACTTCGCGACGGCGCGCTTCTTTCGCCGCGCGATCTTCGGCCGCAGACTCTTTCGGTTTGCGGCACAGATAGGCGCGCATCGGCGAGCCGTCCGCCTTGCCGCCGACGACCACCGACACCGCCGAGCCGAGATCGGACGCATCTTCTTTCACGATGCCGCCGTCCTGTCTCACGATATCCCAATCATCCTGCTGCGTTTTCTGGTGGACGCGAACGCCCGTATCGTTGACCCAGCGGTATTCATACGCCGGATCAAGCGGCGCGGTAACGCCGAGGTTCTGTTTGGCCCCGAGGTTGTCCGTCCGCCGGCGCCGCTGCGCCTTGATTTCGTCGCTGCGCGCCATGTCACATGCTCCAATAATCGGCGGCGTATTCGTCGAGGCTCTTGAACAGCCCTTCGCGCACGTATCTTTCGCCGGCCTGCCGCGCTTCCGCCGGAAGATCAGCCGCGCCGCGCCCGCGCTTCACCGGGGCGAGCCCGCCGCCGTCCACCGGAGCAAAGGCGCGCCGCTGCGGCTGCGGTTCCGGCGCCTTCCACTTGTCCGGGAACAGCGATCGCAACCGCCGTTCGGCATAGTCCACCTGCTCGGCGGGCGAGCGGAACCCGAGACGCATGGCCTCCTCACCAAGCGGGAGAAGCATCCGCGCCATCATTGGGTCCGCCGTCACGACGGGGTTTGCGGCGATCCAGTCCCGGACTGTCGGGTCAACTTCCGGCGCGGGCGGGGGCGGAAGCGTCTGGCGCTCCAATTCCGCCTTGCGCGCGGCCGTCGCCTCGAAGCGGTCGAAATCCATTTCCCGCTTCGCCGCCGCCATCTCGGCTTTCACGGCCTCGATTTCGCGCTTGCGAGCCTCTTCGTGGATGCGCTCAAGCCGCGCGGTGCGCTCAGTGAACTCCCGCCGGTCCCGCTCGATCTGTTCACGCAGTTCGGCGTTCTGCGCCTGGATGACGGGGAGAAGCGTCTTGCTGCGCTCAAGATAAGCCGGGGCGTCAACCCAGCCCGTCGCATCGCCGCGCCATTTGTCGCGCGGCTTCCACCCGTATCGGGCCGCTTCCGCCTCTACCGCCGCCGTATCGGGCGCGGCGGGGGCTTCCGCTTCCTGTGCCGGCGCCTCAACGTCGGTTTCGGGCGGAAGCGTGATTTCCTGATCTTCGGCCTCCCGATCACTCATCGCGGCTTTCCTTCGCCACAATGTCCTTGTCCTTGACGATGCGATAATCCCGCCCGTCCGCGCCCTTGACCGTCATCCCGGAATGCCGGGAAAAGATCACCCGATCACCGGGCGCCGCGTGAACGCCGTAATCGGTGAACGCTTCGGGCGCAACGGCGATCACCGTTCCGCGCTGTTCCGCCCATTGGAGCTTTTCACGCTCCGTTTCCGGCAGGATCAACCCGCCCTTTGTTTTTTCGTCCACCACGTCAGGGAAGACGATCACGTTGAACTCCATCGGCTCAAGGCCGCATTTCAGACCAGTCATTGATTTCCTCGGCTGTCGCTTCTTTCACGTCGTCAAGCAAGTCCCGGAAAGCCCGCGCTTGCGCCCATCTGTCCTGCGCCCGCCATGCTTCCGGGTTGTTCGGCCCCGACGCCCAGAAGTCCGACAACAGGCTCTCCCGCCGCCGATCCGCCACCGCCGCCAAGGCCGACAGCACGCGCTCCGTCACCGGATGCGCCCGCCATTCGTCCAGCTCGTCCTGCGTCAGCATTGCCCCTCAGCCTCTCTTTCAGGGCCTCAAGCTCCATCTTCGCCACCGCGAGCGGCGATGTCGGGTCCGCGACTTCCGCCTCGACCAGAACTTTCATTGTTTCCGCGTCGAGCTTCGCGATCTTGCTTTCTAGTTCCGCAATCCGAAGTGCGGTTTCGACGTTCATCAACATCGCCGCGCGCATCTGCGCGTCCGCAATCGCCGCCGCCGCCGGGTCCGGCTTGGGGAGCAATTCCTCTTGGTCCGGCACATTTGCCGCGTCGAGAACCCGCACCGTGGCCGCCATGCGGTCGATTTCGCCCGTTGCGCCCATCTCCCGCAGAAGGTTGGCCTGCGCCATTTTCTGCGGCGACGTCACCGCGCGCGGGTCGGCCACCGGCTCGATATCGTCGTCGGCAAGGTTGTAATCCGCCGCCGCGTCAACCGGCGCGTCGTGGAACCGCTGATATTCCTCCGGGTCCAGCCGCTCGGCGTTGAACCGCGCAATCATGCCGAACTCGGCGCCCATCGCCCGATGCACGCGCTTGAAGATCGCGCCGTAAACCTGCATTCCTTGCTCGATGAGCGCGAGCGTCGTCGTCGCCGGCATGTTCGACCGCTGCGAAAGCTCTTGGATGTCTTTCGTGTTCGCCAACCCATTTGCGGCGTCGAGAAGCAACCCGAGAAGCTGAAACATAACAGGCGACGCGCCCGCGGCCGGCTCCGGCACGATGGCCGCGCGCAAATCCTGGCCCCTCGCCTCGATCTGTCGATACTCGCCCGGCCGCAGCGGCGTGAACCCCCCGCGCAACCGCGCCTCCGACCCGATAAACCCCGCGCCCAAAGTCGCCTTGTGCGCCCCGTCCATCATCATGTTGATGGACGAATTGATCGTTTCCGTCAGGTCGCCCAACAGCAGGCCAAACCCCATCCCGTAGTAGCCGCCGCCAGGATGCGGCATGAAGTGATAATCGGCAGAGTAGCGCGCCGGCTTGATCGACACGACG